ATGGCAACGGTGATCGGCGCAAAAGCCAGCTGCAGAGACACCTTAAGCGCATCAAGCACCGGGCCGGCCTTATCGTCAATCCACTTCCAGACCGTTTTCATCGTGTTCCAGAAAAAGCTGATGGCTGGAACCACGTTGTCGTTGATCCAGTTGGCGACTCCTGCCAGGGCGCTGCCAATCGCGTTGACAATGTCGCGGAATGTCTCGCTCTTGTTGTAGGCGATGACGATTGCAGTCACCAGACCGGCAATGGCCAGGACGACGATGGCAATGGGATTGGCGCTCATGGCGATGTTCAGCGCCACCTGCGCTGCCGTCATCAGGGCCGTGGCAGCAGCTGCCAACTTCATCGCCGCGTTGACGGCCAAAACGATTCCGGAAAGCGTCGCAATGGCCGCACCGAGGATGACCACCACGCGGCTGTTCTCCTGCACCCAATTGGCCACGGACTGCAGGATCGGAAGGAAAGCGTTGAGGACCGGCAGCAGCGCCGCGCCAATGCTCTCTTTGGTCTCCTGCAGCGTGATCTGAAAGCGTCGGAACTGGCCGGCGGCGGTGTTTGCGCTTTCGGACGCTGCGCCGCCAGTGAGGCGGGCGAGCTCGTCCTGCGCAGCCGTGAAATCCTTGCTCTTGATGATGCCCTGGTCGAAACCGGGCAGCAGCTTGTTCAGAGCGCCGAACTGGCCGCTGTAAGCCTTGGCAAGGGCTGTGGTGACTGATTCGAGCGGCTTGCCCGTCTGCGCACTTACGTCGAGCGCCAGGCTAAGCAGCTGCTGACTCTTGGTCAGATCCCCAGTGGCGGTGGCCAACTTGCCAAGCGCCGGCCGCAGCTCGTCATCTGTGACGCCCACCTGTTGCGACAGGGCGCTGATGTAGGGCTCCACGGCGTTGAGAGCCGCTTGATTGGCCGTGGTGACGCGCCCAAGGGTGTTGGCCAGCTTGTCAGCTGCTGCAGCGTCCTCGGCGGCCGCCTTGGTCGCCATGACCGCGCCGGCGGCGAGGGCACCGATGGCTGCAGCTGCAGGAAGCGCGGCCTTGCGAATGAGAAAGCCAGCCTTCTGGCCGGTTGTCTCCAGCTTCTGGAACTGCGCGATGCCCTTGTCGATCCCGCGACCGTTGAAGTCGGTCAGGATCGGGATTGTGATGGCCACTAGCCCACCATCCCCTGGACGGTGATTTCTGCTTTGCGCACAAGATCACCAACGCCCGATTGAATCTGCGCTGCGTAACGGTCGTATGTCGGCCACAAAACCCGGCTATTTCGGGAACGGATGGCTGCACCAAGAGGATTCGACGTTGTGACGACCTCAAAAATGGCACCGGATGGCGTGCCCTGGCTGATGTAAACCACGCTGTTCTTGTCGCGGCGCGTTGAGGTCTTGACCTTCACGCCGGTGCGAACTGTCGGGGCGACCCAAGGAAACTTGACCCGGCCGCCCTGCTGCCACTGCCGCTCCATGCCACTTATCGGCATGATCGGATAGGCGCTTTTGGCAGCCTGCACCATGGGAGCGACAACGCCCCTTATTCCCCTGTTGAACTCCTTGCGGTGTTCTGGGTCAAGCTGCCGGAGGGCCTTGATTGTTTCCTTGACTCCGACAACTTCGATGTGGGATCCGACCGGCATTACCTCTGGCTCTCGTTCATCACCTGCAGGATGGTGTTCAGATCCTTCATCGTGAAGTCTAGGTCAGGGGGCCAGAAGCCTGTTTGCACCAGCACGACGGCTAATGCTCTGCCGACTGATCCCCTGGGGTAGGGTTTTCGTCTGCCCCCGCCTCGTCCTCGAGCTCCTCGAAGTCGACAATCTCGTCGATGAAAGCGTCGAACTTCTCGGGGACCGGCAAGCCCTCCGCTCGGGCAGCGTCCCACGCCAAGTACAAGACGTATTCCACCCTCGGCGCACGCTCCAGCACCTGGGCTGAAGTGTTGAAGTGGCGCTCAAAGTGAACAATGTTCTTGTAACCGCCGATTTGGACTGTCCAGGTGCCGCCTGTGGTGGTGAAGCGAAGCGGCTTGCCGGTGTCTGCTTTGGTCATCTGTGTCTCCCCTCGTAGTTGCTACGGCGTGACGTCGCGCACCCAAGTACCGCCCTCAAACGACACTTCCATGACCTGCAGCTCGCCCACGGTGTAGGTGATGGGCGCGTCGGCAATCATGGTGTTGGTGATCGTCCACTCGGGGTTGTCGGCTGCAATGGCCCCGCTGGACTTCTTGATGACAATGTCCGTGGTGCCGTCGCCAAGAGCTGCGGCAATGGTGGCTTCGACGCCAGACGCGCCGTAGTCGACGTAAAAGGTCATGGTGCCGCTGACAGTCTGCAGGCCGGCGGTCATCTGGCTGCCGGTGTCACCGAAGGCAGTCCTGTCGAGGCTGGCGTAGCCCAGGGTGAAGCTGATGCTGCTGCACTGATCCTTGAGGTCGACCGTGTCGACCGTCAGGGTGTCAGGCTGGGAAAGGTAAGTCGTGGTCGCCATGACGGCTAACTCCTTTGGGTTCCGACTCTTACGGTGAGGTCATAGGTCGGGACTTCCTGCCCGCCCACTTGCATGACGCCGGGAATACCACGGATCAGCGAAATGCTGCTGTTCATAATGGTGTCGGCCGTCGTGATCAGGTAGTCAAGGGAGTCCTGGTTGCCCGGCGGGGCCGCAAGGATCTTGACGCCAATCTCAATCTCCGCGATGTTGCTGTTGAAGCAGGTGAAGGTCGGCGGATCGACCAGCACCGAAATGGGCCGGGCGTTACGGACGTCGGTGACGACAGTGAGGCCCAGCGCCTGCAGTGAGGCCACCAGCGTTGCTCGAGCTTCCCCGAAAATGCCGGAAGCGGTCATGCAACCTGGCTTCTGTTGATGCCCAGCAGACGGTTGATCTGCCCGTTGGCACCGAAGGGCACCGGCGTGCCCATCTGCTCAAATGACGCGAAGGAATCGACAGAACCCCGCTCGCGGTACAGGCTGCCGGCGAACATGATCGTGCCAAGCTCTACGTCGCCACCAGGCACCGTCGTGAGGCTGTCGTAGTACCCGGCTTCCCGCCGGCGGCGGTAGGCGTAGGCATTGGCAGCCGCAACGCACTTGGTGATGAACGTGGTGTCATTGGCGGTCGCCGTGGCGATGCCAAGCCAATCCAACACGTTCTGGTTGGTGATCCATGTGCAGGTCAGTGCCCATGTGATTGTGCCGTCGCAGGCGGCGTAGTCGGAGTCGTCCCCGGCCAGCTCGTAGATGACCTGATTGAGCTTCGGCACATCTGTGTCGAAAACAAGGTAGCCCTCGTCGTTGACTGTGACGAGCTCGTAGGGTTCGGTGCTGATGACGGTGACGGTGCCATTGAACGTGGCTCCGACTCCGGCGACAGTGATTGACTGACCGACTCCGATGTCCGTGGGAGCGAGGGTCTGCAGCGCGACGGTGTTGTCCACACGTCGGCTGTGGGTCACTGTGAATGTGGCCATGCTGCAGATCCCTCGCTACCCGGTGCTCGATCAGGTGAGCTTGACGAACTTCGTTGCGTCCACCATCTTGGTGGCGAAGTAGCCGCGGAACGCGATGGTGCGGGACAGCGTGGACGGTGCGTCGATGGCGATTGCGCCCTTCTGCTGCTCCCAGCACTGGTAGCCGGACGGGTCGCCCACGATCACGGTGTCGGCTGCGAAGCCGCGGTCGACGACCACGGTGAGGCCGAACGCTGAACCGTTTGCGAACGCACCGGACGGTGCCTGCGAGCCGAACGCGTTCATCGGCATGGTCGGGGCCAGCAGCGGACGGCCTGTCGTGTCGACGAGCTTGCCGAGGTAGCCGAACATGTTCGGGCTGAGGAACAGGTGCGTCGGAACGTTGCCGTTCGAGTTGTTGATGATGGTGACGGCTGCGTCGTAGATGTCCGACACCCACTCCGACGGGGAGGTCGGTTCGGTCAGGACTGCGGACTGCGAGCACCCGGCGAGCAGCTGATCGGCGGCGTAATTGTCCGTCTGGTAGGCGTACACGCGCCCCATGTCTGCAAGCATCGAGCCGATGATCTCCGGTGACGACCAGTCGATGATCTGTTCGGAGACGACCGAGTAGCCCCCGAAAGTGAGCTTGGTGATGTCGAAGGAGCTCACCGCGTAGAGCGAGGCCTGCAGCGTGTCCTGCTCGGCTGCCTGCTGGGCGACCGAGTTGTGCGTCGAGACGTACGGGACGCGGAACACTGCGCCTTCGGCGGGCATTGCGCGGGTGCCGACCGCATCGACCACGGGTCGCTGGCCGATGAAGTTGTCGTAGACGGGGGCGGTCAGGATCTCCGGGAGGAGGCCACCGTCGTCAGCGGTCGTGACGTTCGGGGCTGCGGCGCGGAGCTGCTTGCGGACAGCCTCGGCTGCGTCGCCGCCCTTCAAGATGCCTGCGATGTACTCGGCGGCTGAGGGGAGACGGGCAGGCTTTGCTGCCGCCGCGTGGAGCGGCTGGGTCGGGATGGCCTCGGCAGCTGCTGCCTCGACCGGGGTGGGGTTTTCGGACACTGGATTCTCCTCTGTGTTCGGTTCGGGTTCGTCCTCGTCCGGGTTGGACGCGGCGATCTGGGTTATTTGCGCCTGCGGGAATGCGGGCTGGTAGACGACTGAAAGCTCTTCCCAGGCGGCTGCCTTGACGAGCATTGTCTTGCCGTCCATCTCGTAGTCCTGCACGGACAGGCCAACGGAGACTGAATCGAGGGCGTTCATCTTCAGCAAGGCGATGAGGTCGCGGCCCTCTGTGGTGTCGGCGATCCGGGCCGAGAACAGCATCCCTGCGTCGGTCTCTTCGCGCATGTCGACCACGCCGACGACGCGGCTGGTGTCGTGCTCGATGACGAGGCGGGGCATCTTGCCGTCGACGGGGAGCGCACCTGCCATGATGCGGACGCGCTGTCCCGTCGAGACCTCCGCGTCTACGCCATAGGGGGCGGCGATTCCGGAGATGCGCGGCTCGCTGTCAGCGGCGGCGGCATCGAGGGTGACGGAGGAACCTGTGAAATTGAGCTTCATGCGTTTGCACTTTCGGGGTCGGGGCTGTCGCTGGTGTCGGTGCCGTTCTGCATGTCGGGTTCGCGGAGGAACTCGGACACGTGCACCCGGCAGAAACGGCCGCGGGGCAGGATGTCGTCCATGGACAGCCGCTGCGACAGGCAGACGATGTAGGGCTTTGCGCCGTAGTAGTACAGCTGCTTCTGTGACTCGACGGCGTTCTGGTATGTCATGCCGGAGCCGGTGTCTGCGCCGACGAGGTACTGCGGGACGTTGCCGAGGTTGGCGAGGCTGGCCATGGTGTGGCGGCGGGCCTCGACG